TCAAATGGTTGAAACGAGCGTTTCGGTAAAGGCGCCGCCAATATTTGACAAAAACGGCTTAAGAAAGTAAATGTCTTTTAATTATATTCCGGTTACGAACACTTACAAGCTCAACAATTTCTTTGTTAAAGCTAAAGACGAACCGCTTCTTATTATCCAGGGGAGCCAAGGAGCTTCAAAGACCGTTTCAATAATGATGCTAATTATTGACGCATTCAGAGAAAACCCGGCTTTGGAAATTACGATTTGTTCAGCGGAGAAAACCAAACTAATGGACACCGCTTTTCAAGACCTTAAAAAGATTTGTATTGATTGGAACATTTGGGATGAGTTTAAATGGAACGACAATAAAAGCAAGCTAATTGAAAGAAATTCTTCGACCGGGTTTGTAGAGTTTATTGGATTAGACAAGGAAGACCTTGGAAAAGGACGGCGCCGGGACATTATTTACATTAACGAGGTTAACAAGGTTGCACAAAACAAAACGTTTGACATTTCACAAAGGGCAAAGAAGGTAATTGTTGACTTCAACGCGGACCGGCGTTTTTATATTCACGAATTGATTAACGAAAACAATTTTCTTCAAGTTACGTTTGAAGGAAATGAAAAGATTAGCGACGAAGAACGGCGTAATATTTTAAGCTATAAAGAGAAAGGTTACAACCAGGACGGAACAATAAAATCCGAATTTTACGCGAACAAATGGCGCGTTTATGGGCTTGGGGAAATTGGCGGGGTTGAAGGTCGAATTTATTATTGGACGAAATGCACAAACGAAGAATATTCTTCAATACAAGCCGAAGAATTTATTGGCGTCGATTGGGGTAAAGTTGATCCTTTCGCGATTGTTGGGGTTAAATATAAAGACGGTAATCTTTACGTTCACGAATATAACTATTTAAGCGAAAACCAACTTCAAGCCCGGATTCCAACCAACGCAATAAACGAACAAATTGGTTCGGTTCCGATTTATATGTTTAAGAAGCTTAACATTGACCAAAACGCGGTAATAATTTGCGACAACAACCGACCGGTAAAAATACGGGACCTTCGCGCTGCCGGTTGGGAAAACACAACCGCAATTGGTAACAAGGTCAAAATTATTGAGCGCATTTCGATGATGCAAGAATTGAACGTTTACTTTTCGGAAAGCTCAAATAATATAGAAATGGAACAATTTGAAAGTTGCTGGAAGAAAGACCGCGCCGGAAATTCCCTGGAAGAACGCGAAGACCTTAACAACCACTTAATTGACGCAATAGAATACGTTTGTCTTTATTTAAAATCAATAGGAATATTATGAAAACTAAAGAAGTAAGATGTCCGCGAATAAGAGAAAACAAGGTTTGCAACCAAAAGGTTTTAAAATACGAAGGCGACATTTCCAAGGTTATTATTTATCCGTACTGCCGGAAATGCAAAAAAGAAATAAAACTTTTTAACAATTCGGTTGAAATTTAAATAAAAAGGTTATATTTGCCCGAAATCGAGTCTTTTAAAGACCATAATTTTAATGAATGGCTTTAAATTTCTTGCAAAAATTAAACATTTTCGGTCGTTATAAGGTTGAACAACCTATAAATGTACTTACGACCGCTCAATATACCCAACGAAATAAAAAGCTTTTAAAGAAAGACTTTGTAAGTTGGTATAAAACAAATCCTTTTGTTTTTTGGGCAATCCAAGAAAGAGCAAAAGCCGTTTCAAACGTTAAGTTTTACTACAAGGAAAACGGAGAATTGACCGAAAATGCCCTTACCGACAAACTAAACAACCCGAACCGTTACCAAAGCAAGGAGAATTTCCTTATCCAGGACCTAACGTTTCAAAGTATTTTCGGAACAAGTTATTGGTATATAAACAAACTAATTGATTCAAGAAGCTTCGAGGATCCGACAACCGACTTGTTGAACCTTTCAGCTGACAAATTAATTTTCTTAAACACCAAAGGCGAGCTTTACGACGGCGACTATATTGCGGAATTGATTCAGAAGCAAACCGACGAAATCATAATAAAGTATATCGTTGACGAAGTTACCCGGGAGGTAAAAACAATCGACGTTGAAAAATTAATTCCTTACTTTGATACTCCGACGTTTACGAATCCTTATTTTAGTCAATCAAGACTTGAAGCGCTTCAATACGTTGTTTCAAATTGCCAAGCTGCACTTGAAGCTCAAAACACTTTTTTGAGTAATCCTGGAGGAATTGGCGCTTGGGTTTCTCGCAAAAGGGACGCAATAGGTTCAGCAATGTTAACAGAGAAAGAACGCAAAGACATTGAAGAAGCTCAACAATTAGATTACGGCGTTTTATCCGGTCAACGAAACATTCAAGTAATTGGGACTGACGTGGATTACGTTTCGACATTGCCAAAAGTTAGCGACTTGAAACTTAACGACACTTTAGTAAATGCCGGGTTAACAATCTTCGGTTTGTTCGGATTGCCAAAAGAAGCGTTTTCCGCTTTGGCTTCCGGATCAACCTTCGAGAATCAAAAAGAAGCTTACAAAGCATTTATTGAAGGCGAGGTTCAAAACTTGGTAAACGACCGGACGAATAGCTTGAATAAATACTTGGGATTAACTGACGGTAAAATTGTCGGTTCATTTGCTCATTTAGCAGTAATGCAAGAAGACGAAGAAAGAAAGCAAAGAATAAAAAAGGGAGAAGTTGAAATTTTATCAACTCTTTTAAGTGAAGGAATAATAAGCCAGGCGGAATATAGAGAATCAATAAGCGGAATGTTTAACTTATGAAAGACGAAGAACTTAAAAAATTAGAATTATTAAAGGAGCGGGAAGATATAAACGAGGAAATTAAAGCTTCGGTTATTAAGCGTATTAAAATGATTAAAGATAAAGCGGAGGTTAAAAAATGATATTAGTTAAGGAATTTCCGAATAAAGAATTTGCGACAAAGGAAGAATTGTTTCGCGAATTGAAGGCAAACAAAAAAACCTTGATTGCTCAAAAGAAAATGATAACTAAACAAGCGGATTCAATTGTTTACGTTTCACAAATGGAAAGCAAGGACGCAAACAAAGCCGAAGCTTTAACCGGAGGCGACGTAAATAAAATCAACGCGCGCTTGGTAATCAATACAACCGGAATAATTGATTCCCATAACGACGTACATATTGACGGAATATGGAACAAAACAATTCAAGAAAATAAAAATTTGTTATTGCTCCAGGAACATCAAATGACATTTGACAAGATTATAAGCGACAAAATAACGGCTAAAGCTGAACCTTTTAATTGGCGGGACCTTGGTTTTGGTTATTCCGGTAAAACGGAAGCCTTGGTTTTTTATGCTGAAATTGACAAAGAACGCAACCCGTTTATGTTTGAGCAATATAAAAACGGTTATGTTAAGGAGCATTCGGTTGGTATGCGTTACGTTAAAATGGACCTTGCCATTAATTCAAACGCTGACGAAGACAAAGCCGAAAAAGCCGTTTGGGATAAATACATTGATTCCATAGCAAATAAAGAAACTGCCGAAGAACAAGGTTATTTTTGGGCCGTCCAGGAAGCAAAAGCCATAGAAGGAAGCGCCGTCGTGAAAGGTTCGAACCACGCGACGCCAACAATAAATGTTGAAGCCGCCAAAAGCACTCCAACACAACCCGAGCCGTCGGAAGACACTCAAAAGAAATTATTTTATCAAACACTTTTAAAAAATTAAAAATGAAATTTAACGAGTTTATTTTAAGCAAAGGTTACAACGCCGAGCAATACGCCGGTTTGGAAGTAACAAAACAAGCGGAGCTTCAAAGTGAATTTTTGTCTGACGTTTCTTCAAGATTGGAAACAAAAGCTAACAAAAACGAACTTGACGCAATCAACGCTAAAATTTCTCAAGCTACAACGCAAGAGGATTTGAAAAAAGCAACTGAAGAAATCGAAAGCTTGGCTTTGAAAGTTGCGAAAATTACTGAAAGCAACGGTAAAGGTTCAGCAAGAAGAACATTCAAGAAGATTGTTGAAGACCAGGTTGCAGCTAACAAAGGCAAGGAATTGAAAGACACAAGCCTTGAAGTAGTTGTAAAAGCTGACATTCTTTTTAACATTGCCGCAACTGCTGCCGGTGGAAATTTTCCTTCTGACGATGCAAACGTTGACGCGAACATTCTTTTTGCGACTGCTATTGATTTAGGTTTTGCCCAAAGACTTTCAAGAGAAGCAACAATTTTAAACAAATTAGCCGGCGCAACTCCTTTATTAGTTGGAGAAGCTTTAAAAGTTACCGTTCCTTACGATCAAACCGGAACACCAATTAGAGTAACTGAAGGTAAAGCGAAAACAACGGTTGCGGTTAAATTCAAGACTGAAAAGAAAGAAAGCGAGAAGTTACCGATTGTTTTCTATATTTCTGAGGAATTTATGAATCGCGCTGACTATTTAGTTGCTGAAATTCAAAACTATATGTTGTTATTATTGACAGAAGTTTTGGAGCAATTCGTATTTGATTCTACAAGCGGAGTTTTGTCTTATGCTGATACTTTTACGACAATTGCCGGATTAGAAATCGAAGACGCTAACGAATACGACGCTTTAAATGCCGTAGCGACTACAATGACAAACGCGAAGTTTATGCCGGATACGGTTGTAATGAACACCGTTGATGTTGCGAAAATGTTCGGAGCGAAAGGAACTGACGGACATTATGCTTTAGCAAATGGCGGTTCTATTCGTTTAGTTGGAGAAACAAACCAATTAATGGTTGGAAACAAAATGTTAGACCTTATCGAGGTAAACTCTGACATTATTGCGGCCGGAAGTTTTGCAATGTGCGATTGGACCAAATTGCG